GATTGCCGTTCATTAATGTTGAAAGGAATGAAATGACTGACAAAGAACTATTGGGATTGGCCGCAAAGGCGGCGGGAATTGAGTACGACTTTTGCCGACCTGAGCTTGGCGGATGCCAAATCAGAAAGCCTTTTGTTTCTGGCTTTTGGAACCCCCTTACAGACGATGGCGATGCGCTACGACTGGCGGTGGCTTGCGGCATTGAGGTTGGAAACGCCCAGCAGTACCTTCGCGGCCTTGCAGTTCATGGTGGGAAAGAGTTTTGGGAAATCGACCCAGACCTGTTTGCCGCAACCCGCCGAGCCATCACCCGTGCAGCAGCAGAAATTGGAAAGGTCATGCCATGAGAGACGCGATAGAACTTGCCCGTGAGGCTGACTTTAGTGTTGGCGACAAGTTTGCTACTGGTAGTTTAAATGATCTAAAACACCTTGTTGCCCTCGTCCGTGCTGATGAGCGCATGAGTTTTTATGGTCAAGACAAGCCAGCCGAATGCGCCGAAGGCTGTCCACCAAACCAGATTTGTGATTACTGCCAAGTGGTTGCACCTGTCAAGGCAATGATCTTTGCCGAGCGCGAGGCAATGTGCGACATCGTTGATTACGAACTGGACAGCAACGGCCACGCCGAAGCAATCAAGATTGCCATCCGAGCAAGGGGTAACACATGAAAATAGCTTCAATTTTCACAGACGAAGAACTGGCTCTGATTGATTCAGGCAAGTACACGCCGGGACGAGCGGTGCTGGACGCAAAACTTGATTTGGCTGTTGCAATGGAACGTGAGGCGTGTGCAAAGGTGTGTGATGACCTTCATCCCGGACTGGCAACAAAACGAGCTGCTGAACTTATTCGAGCAAGGGGGAACACATGACTGAACTTCAAAACCTTATCTCGCTGGCTCAAAGCACGTTTGTTGGGGTCAGCATTGATTCGGCAAAGCCTAGCAAGCACTTTGCATTTCCCCCATATCGGTTGGAGCCAATGCACCCCAACCACTCTGAAGGTTTGCAGTGCGTCATGAATGCCAACGGGTTTAACTGCCTGACCTTTGAAGACAGCCCCGGTGCGGTGTTTGCGCCAAATAACCCTCAATAATTGTCGGTCTTTATTTTTTTGTTTGCACGCCAACATTTTGTTGGCATAATCGGGGTGTCTGTTTAGACACATCGCAACAACCAACCACTTCAGGAGTTACCCCCGTGATTGAAGATCTCACCCCCGCAGACATTGCGGATTCCGGCGCTCAGACAGCACTCGTGCCAGTCGAACAGCGCGCCGCCCTCGCCCTCGCGAGCACTAAGACCGAAGAGCGCCTCCTGGTTCTCGCGACCAAGCACAAGTCCATCACGCTGGTCAAGGACAAGGCTGGCCGCGAGCAGGCGCACAACGCCGCCATGGAGCTGCTCAAGGCGCGCACCGCCATCGAGAAAGTCTCCAAGACTGCGCGTGACGACGCCACCAAGTTCTCAAAGGCCGTGATCGCCGAAGAAAACCGGTTGATCGCCATCACGAAGGCAGAAGAGACCCGCCTGTTCGCCGTGCGTGACGCATGGGACGCCGAGCAAGAGCGCATCCGCAAAGAAAAGGCCGAGGCCGAGGAGCGCCGCGTCAGCACTATCCGCTCTGCCGTTGACGGCATCCGCGCCATCCCCGGCAACTTGCTGCGCGCAACATCCGCTCAGCTGACAGAGGCAATTGACAGCCTGCGCCTGCTGGAGATCGACGGCTCGTACGAAGAGTTTGCACCCCACGCCGAGCAGGCCAAGGTCGACTCGCTTGCCAAGCTGGCAGAGCTGCTCACCGCCGCAGATGCTGCTGAGGCGGAGGCTGCGCGCATGGCTGCCGAGCGCGCCGAGCTCGAGCGCGTTGCCGCTGAGCAAGCCGCCCAGGCTGCCGAGCTGGCCCGCCAAGTCCGCGAGCTGCAAGAAGCCAACGCCCGCGCTGCCGCCGAGGTGGCTGCCGCTGCCCAGCGCGCCATCGACGAAGCCAACGCCAAGTCCAAGCGCGAAGCCGAGCAGCGCGAGGTGTTCCTGCGCCAGCAGCAGGACGCATTCGCCGCGGAGAAGGCTGCGGCACAGGCGAAGATGGACGAGCAGCAGCGCGCCCTGGATGAACAGAAGGCCGACATTGCCAAAGAGCTCGCCGACAAAGCTGCAGCCGAAGCAGCAGTTAAGGCCAAGCGCGAAGCCGAAGAAGCCGCCGCCCGCAAGGCCAAAGAAGCCGCCGACCGCAAGGCGCGTGAAGACGAAGCCCTGTCGTTTGCAGCTCGCGTGGTTGCCGTTGTCGCTGAGGCCTTCGAGATTGATCCCGAAGAGGCCGAAGATTACATCCAGCGCGCCGCCGAAACACTGAACGCAAAGGTGGCCGCATGAAACTCTACAACCCATTCAAGCCGCACTTCTGCCAGTTTGGAGATGGCCGCTTTGGCATGCGCAAGCTGAGCTTGGCCAAGGCCGGCTGGGTCTACCTCGACACCTTCGACATGATGTTTTGGACGAACGCCAAGTACACCGGTAGCCGCCACACAGACCTGGCCAATCTCAAGGAACTGGTCGCGAATCACTACGCATCAATCCAGTATGAAAAAGACGCCAAGAAATCCTGGAGAGTTTCATGAGCAACGCACTCGCAATCATTACTGGCGACATTTACGGAGCGCGTGATTCGTTTGACGCGGTTCTCGCAGATCGCTCCATAAACTTTGACCGTGAGGCTGGTTTTGCAATTCAGATTCTCGAGGCAAATGAGTACGCCTTGAAGATGGCCATGAGCAACCGTCAGTCGGTAATCAATGCGGTGACCAATGTCGCCGCCATTGGCATCAGCCTCAACCCCGCAAAGAAGCAGGCCTACTTGGTCCCGCGTGACGGGAAGATCTGTCTTGATTTAAGTTTTATGGGCTTGATCGATCTGGCCGTGGACTGCGGCTCGATCCTGTGGGCTCAGGCCAACCTGGTCTACGCCAGCGAGAACTTCAAGATCAACGGCTTCGACAAGCCACCGATCCATGAGCGCAACCCGCTGGCCAAGGACAAGGGTGAGTTGATCGGCGCGTACGTCGTGGCAAAGACCCGTGACGGTGACTACCTGACCGACGTCATGAGCATCAGCGAGATCTATGACATCCGCGACCGCTCGAGCGCCTGGAAGGCATGGGTCAGCAAGCAGAAGAAGTGCCCCTGGGTCACCGACGAAGGTGAGATGTGCCGCAAGACGGTGGTCAAGCGCGGCTCCAAGTACTGGCCCCGCATCAGCAACGACGACCGCTTCCAGAAGGCGATCCACCACCTGAACACGGATGGCGAAGAAGGCCTGTCCGATCTGCACGCGCCAGCTGCTGGAGCAGCCGCGGGATTCGACCTGTCGGGCTTTATTGCTCAGGCCAATGCTGCCACCACCGAGGCCGATCTAACCAAGGTCTACGCCACCGCCATGGCCGCCGCACTTGCCGCCCAGGACAAGCAAGGCGCCATCACATTCAAAGACGCAGCGATGGCCCGTCGCACCGTGCTGCGCGAACAGAACACAGTCGACATGGAAAGCACCCAATGAAGCGCAACACGCCATTGACGCTTGAGCAAGTGACCGAGCGGCTAATTGTTGACTGCAATGCCGGTCGATGCTTCTGGCGCGATCCGTCAAAGCACCACCCGGATCTGGTTGGCAAGGAAGCAGGGGGGCCGCGAGCTGGCCACTGCAAGGATTACTGGGTAATCAAGATTGGCGGCGTCGCATACAAGCGCGCTCAAATCATTCTGTTCGTTGCAACAGGGGAATGGCCAAGTGACTGTGTTGATCACATCAATGGCAACTCCACTGATGACCGAGCGGTAAATCTGAGACACGCGACACCTACTCAAAACGCATGGAATCACCGGTCACGCGCAAAGCAGTCCAGCCTACCCATGGGAGTTCGACGCACGCGACTTGGTCGATTCCAGGCTCGCATTGGCTACAAGAAGCGACAAATCTCAGTAGGTGTCTTCGACACCGTAGCGGAGGCGCAATCGGCATACATCAACAAACGTAAGGAGCTCTTCAATGATTTTTGTGGAATGTGAGCAGGGCACAGAAGCCTGGCACCAAGCACGAGCCGGCGTCATCACCGCCAGCACCTTCAGCGACGCCCTGGCTGTGCTCAAGCGCAAGTCGGGCGACAAGGAGGCTGGCGACCCAACCGACGCCTCTGACGGCCTGGCCTACGACACCGCCTTTGAGCGGATCAGTGGCGCACCGTACGGCGACACCTTCCAGACCTACGCGATGAAGCGTGGCACTGAGATGGAAGGCTTCGCCCGCATGCGCTACGAGTCGCTCTACGGCGTGATGGTCGATGAGACCGGGATCATCCTCACCGACGACCGACTGTTCGGCTACAGCACGGACGGGTTCGTCGGCACCAAGGGAATGATCGAAGTAAAGACGCCGCAGAACAGCAACAAGATCGTACAGATGATCCGCACCGGCGACGTCTCGGAGTACATCCATCAGATCCAGGGCGGCATGTGGATCTCGGGCCGCGAGTGGTGCGATTTCATCATGTACATCCCGCCCCTTAAGGGCGTGAACAACGACCTGTACGTCAAGCGCATCAAGCGCGACGACAACTTCATCGAAGACATGGAGATTGGCCTGCTGAAGTTCAACAAGCGCGTCGAGGACGCCGTGAAGCTGCTCAGCGCCCCAATGTTCAACCTGGAGGCCATCGCAGCATGAAAAATTCAATCACCACCACCATCATCGCCACCCCGTTCGCTATTGCGCTTATCGGCTTGCTGGTCATCCAGCAGGCTTGGGCAATCAGCGTTTTGTGGGGTTGGTTCATTGTCCCGCTCGGCCTGCCGGCGATCGGTATCGCCGCGGCCATCGGCATCTCCGTGACCATGTCGGCGATGCGCGGACACCGCAAAGGCTCAGACGACAAGGGCTGGAAGTTAATCGCAAAGTCGGTTCTGCAACCGTGGTTTTGCCTTGCCATCGGCTGGATCGCAAAGCAGTTTCTGTGATCAACGAGGAGCACCGCGAGCGAATCCTGGCCAGCCTTGTGAAATCGGCTGCAACCCCGGGCTGGAAGGCCTGGGCCTGGCACGCCGCCAAAGAGTTCGAAAAGATCAACCCCTATGACCTGCAGGGAATGCAGGAAGCACTAAAGCAGCGAATGACCGCTGAGAAAGCACCACAATGAAGTTGGCAGTAATCGGGACAGTGACCGCTGTTCACGCAATCGAAGGCGCAGACCGCATCCACCAGGCCATCGTTAGCTGCGGCGACGAAGGCACCTGGTCCGGGGTGGTCGGCAAAGACATCAACCTGTTCAGTCGCGTCATCGTGTTTTTGCAGGACGCAATCCTCCAGCCAAGCGATCGTTGGGAATTCATGGAGCGCCACAAATGGCGCGTGCGCATGGCCCGCTTCAAGGGCGTGCCCAGCGAGTGCGTGATCGTCCAGGCCGAGGGCGCAGAGAGCCTGCTGCTGGACGGCGACGATGTGACCGAGATGTTCGGCGTCACCAGGCACGAGAAGCCTATCCCGGCCGCGATTGCCGGCGACGTGCGCGGCAACTTCCCGAGCTTCATCCCCAAGACCGATGAGCCGAATTTTCAGCGCGTTCGCGACCTGGAGGAGCTCATGCACGGCTCTGACTGGGTGGCCACCCTCAAGTACGACGGCACAAGCTGCACCGTATGGAATGACGACGACGGCATGCACGTTTGCAGCCGCAACCTGGAGCTCAAGGAGTTCACGGCCAGCGGCTCTGGCAACGTCTACTGGCAGGCCGCGCGCAAGTACGGCCTTGAGCGCCTGCCGCATGGCTTTGCTCTGCAGTTCGAAGTCGTCGGCCCCGGCATCCAGGCCAACCCAATGGGCTTGACAGAGCTGGAGATCGCAGCCTTCACGCTGTACAGCATCGCAGAGCGTCGCCGCGCCCATTTCGGCGCACTGGTCGGCATCTGCCAGGACCTCGAGATCCCCATGGCATCCATCGTGGCCGCGGGCTCCGGCTTCCCTGGTCACGACGCAATTCGCGACATGTCCAGCGCGGCCGAGTACGGCAAGAATACGCCCGGCGAAGGCCTGGTGTTCCGCGACGTCAACAGCCTGTACAGCTTCAAGGCGATCTCGCTCGACTACAAGAACTGATTGCTTGAATCGGACGGCACCTCTGCGTAGCGGTGGTGAAGGCCCGGGGTTCCGGGCGGCACCGTCGGCGTATGTCGTAAGCGCCAAATCAAATACCATCCTTTTGTTGTGCTGCCAACATTTTGTTGCATAATAGCGAGCACGAACGAAAAACTGCGAGATGAATCATGAAGCAAGTAATTCACGACCAGGGCTCACGGCCCATCAAGATCTGGACCGAAGACATCGAGGTCGAGGCGCTGACGCAACTCAAGAACCTGGCTCGCCTGCCTTTCATTGCCTCCAATGGCGTGGCCTGCATGCCCGATGTTCACGCCGGCATCGGCTCAACAGTGGGCACTGTGATCGCAACCGACAAGGCTGTGATCCCCGCCGCGGTTGGAGTTGACATCGGCTGCGGGATGAACGCCGTTCGCTTGTCGCTCAAAGCGTCCGATCTGCCCGAGTCGCTCAAGGCAATCCGCGACCAGATCGAGCGCGATGTGCCTCTGGGCGCAGGCGGTGCGCACGACCACACGACCGACATCGGGCTGATCAGCGCGGAAATCCAGCGCACCGTGGTTGACCCCCTGTTCGGCGGCAACCTCGACAAGTTTCTGGTCAAGGCATCAACCCAGATGGGCTCGCTCGGCTCCGGAAATCACTTCATCGAGCTGTGCATCGACGAGAACCAGGACGTGTGGATCATGCTGCACAGCGGATCACGCGGCATCGGCAACATGATCGGCAAGCACTACATCGAGAAGGCCAAGCGGAACATGGAGATGTTCTTCATCACCCTGCCCGACGGCGACCTCGCCTACCTGCCCGAGAACACCGATGACTTCAACGACTACATGGCGGCCGTCGAGTGGGCCCAGGGCTACGCGCTGGAGAACCGCGCTCGGATGATGACCAAGGTGATTGCAGCTCTGCGCCGCCACATCCCCGTCGAATTCACCATCACGCAGGAGGCGATCAACTGCCACCACAACTACGTGGCGCGCGAGAGCCACTTTGGCAAGAACCTTTGGGTGACCCGCAAGGGCGCCATTCGGGCCCGCGAAGGCGATCTAGGCATCATCCCCGGGTCAATGGGTCAGCGCAGCTACATCGTGCGCGGCAAGGGCGATCTGCAGTCCTACTGCTCATGCAGCCACGGCGCTGGCCGCAAGATGTCTCGCACCGAGGCGCGTCGTCGCTTCACCCTGACCGACCTGGTCGAGCAGACGCAAGGCGTGGAGTGCCGCAAGGACGACGCAGTGCTTGACGAGATTCCCGGCAGCTACAAGGACATCGACGTGGTCATGTCCAACCAGACCGACTTGGTCGACGTGGTTCACGTCCTCAAGCAAATTTTGTGTGTCAAAGGCGCGTGAGCGCAGAAGGAAAGTCATGAATGCAAAGAAGGCCCGCGCGCTGCGCAAGATGGCCGCCATCGAGATGCACTCCAACAAGGAGAACGTATCTCGTGAGCTCGTCGTGGCCACCATCAAGGGGCACGACCGAGTCATCAACGAGCCGATGTCCACCCGTGCCATGTACCTGCAGTTGAAGCGCGCCTATGCCAACTTCAATCCTAGTCAGCGCTAATCCCGACAAAATCGGTCGGACATCTTTTTTTTGTTTGCGGTTCAACATTTTGTTGGCATAATACAGGCAGGAGTTTTTATGAGCCAAGACACCAACACCAAAGAGCAAATCGATTACTACCTCGGCCGCATCAAGGAGATGTTGCGCCGAGTTCCAGACAGTGTGAACGGGGGCTCGTACGAGACCGCAGTCGCATTCAAGAAGCTCGCTGTGCAGGCCAAAAAAGTGGTCGGCCAGAGCAACCCGAAACTGGTTGTGCTTACCCAAACCTACAACCAGCTATCCACGTACTACAAGTGAAGAAAGGCCAAACATGGCGTCCGTAAACAAGGTGATTCTCGTCGGCAACCTTGGGAGAGACCCCGAAGTTCGCTACATGCCCAGTGGCGACGCTGTGGCGAACATCGCAATCGCAACCACCGACAAGTGGAAAGACAAGCAGACCGGCGAACAGAAAGAGCAGACCGAGTGGCATCGCGTGAGCTTCTTCGGAAAGCTCGCCGAGATCGCTGGCCAGTATCTGGTCAAAGGCAGCCAGGTCTACATCGAAGGCAAGCTGCAGACGCGCAAGTACACCGACAAGGACGGCGTCGAGAAGTTCGCGACCGAGATCCGCGCCGACACCATGCAAATGCTGGGCTCACGCCAAGGCGGCGAAGGTGGCGGCCAGCAAGGCAACGCGCCGCGCCAGCAAGGCAATGCACCCCAGCAGCGCCCACAGAGCGGCGGCAATGCGCCTCGCCAGGGCAACAACCAGCAGCGGCCGCAGAACAACCGCGGCCTCGAAGACATGGATGACGACATCCCATTCTGATCGGCAATCTTTTTTTAACCACAAGGAAACCCATGACTCAAGTCATTTCTCCCACACCCGGCCGCATCGTCTGGTTTTATCCAGCTCCTCATGACGGCATTGCCACTCTGAACAACCAGCCCCTGGCGGCCATCGTCGCCGGCGTTCACCACGATCGCCTGATCAACCTGGCCGTCTTCGATGCCTATGGCAACACCCAGCAGCGCAGCAACGTGACGCTGGTGCAGCCAGGCGAAGACTGGGGCGACAGCGCGCACGCCACCTGGATGCCCCACCAGATCAGCGCAGCAGGCATTCAGCCCGCGCAAGAGCCGGGTGCAGAAACGCCCCCGCCCGTGATTGACACGGCAGTCGCGTTTGCCGAAACCGACGGCACATCCGCATCGGAGGCCGACCTGGTGAACGAGCAGATCACTGACTCGGCCACGCAGTCTCCTGCTGCCGACGAAGCCGCCCCGTCGTCGAGCGAACCCGCTCAGGCTTAACCAATCTGGCTGAAAGCGGATGCTGTGACGGCAAAAGCGAGTTGGGCGTTCCTGCCCATTTCACAGACGCAGCGAGTAGGCCCACTTTTAATCACCAGGAGAACCACATGAACTTCCGGAACTTCCGCAAAACACCCGCGATAACACTCAAGCCCGTCCGGGCAATCAAAAAGGCGATCACCGCAGAGAAAGGCGGTGCAGCATGAGCACTAACGAACAACTCCTCCAGCAGATCGACGACCTCGTCGCCTCGAAGACATTTGGCCTTGATGCACTCGAGGGCATCAAGAAGATCAAGGACAGCCTGAAGGCGACGCTCGAGGAGCGTTATGCCCTGCAGAAGCGGTACGACGGGCTGTGCGAAACCAGCACCCGGCAAGGCGAAGAGATCCGCCACCAGTCGGGGGTCATCGTCGACCTTGAGAAGCAGCTGGCCGACGCCAAGGCGCTCAACGAAGCCGGCCAGAAGGCCATTTACGACGCTGACAAGCACAAGGCTGTGGCTGAGGCCTGGCAAGGCGCAATGGCAATGGTGTTCAAACCGAATGCTGTGCGCGAGACCGTGCAGCGCAACGTGATGAAGCCCGTGGACGGCCATCCCGGCGGCAACGGCTCTTACCCGACACCCGGCTATCTGGCGTCGGGCACCGAGTCCGAATCCGTGACACGGGAGGACGCATGATCGAGTTCATAAAGCGCCTCTTTCGCAAGAAGCCCGACGTCATGCTGATGCGGAAATCGCTGATGCCTCCTGGCGAAGTCGACATCAGGCTCGCGCACAGCTACAGGGTCGGCAGCCGGCGCTTCGTAGACCATTGCGGCAGCACGATGCTGCTGATGGGCGACGGCACGACGGTTGGCCACAGATACCTCACGCACTGGGAGCCGCTATGACCGATAGCGCCAAGTCCATCAACCCGAAAGACGCCATTGGCGACAAGAAGGTTCCCTTGTCGACGCTTTCCCCAATCGCTTCGGCGCATTGGTCTCTGGCGCAATACGCGGGGGCGCTCAAGTACGGCGCATGGAACTGGCGCTCGGCCGGCGTCCGCTCCAGCGTCTACATCTCCGCGATGCTGCGACACATCGACGCCTATACAAGCGGCGAGGAGTTTGACCCGATCGATGGCACTCACCACCTGGGGAACATCATGGCATGCGCGGCCATTCTGCTGGATGCCAAGGCGGCCGGAAAGCTAAATGATGACCGCCCGCCATCTGTTGGCCTGCGCGAAACCTACGCCTTCATTGAGGAGGCCATGGCCAAGCTGCGCGACCAGTACTCCGACAGGAGCCCGCGCCACTACACCATTGATGACACGGAGCTGAAAACATGATCCTGCTTACCGTTCTAGGGTTGGCGTCGATGGTGTTTGTTGCGGTGTTTACCTGGTACAGCTACCGCAACAACACCGGCGCCGGCCAGACGCCCCGGGGTGCGATCGTTGAGGCGTGGACCAACATCGCTGTTGGCTTCGCCTTGAACTACTGCCTCAACTGGGCGCTGCTGCCGCTGATCGGTGCGCGCACCAATGGCTTTGAGCTGTTCATGTTGGGCTGGGTGTACACCGCCGCCGCCATCGTGCGCAGCTATGCAATCCGACGGGTCAACAACGCCATCGAGCAATCGCGCCGCTAATTTTTTGCGGACATGTGCTACAATTTGTTTCACCGTCAACAAAAACTTTACCCTGACCATGACCCCATTTTCTGACAAGTCCAACTTTCGCCGCGCCGCGGACTGGCTCAAGGCCGCAGGCAAGCAGCCCGGCAACCAAGACCACCTGAGCACGCAGCTCGGCTGTCATTTTGAAGAGATCTGCGAGCAGCTGGACGAGCTGATTGTCACCGGCTCCGTCGCCGACAACGACTCACTGGTGCTCGTGTCGACCCGCCTCAAGGGCGTTGCCCACCGCCTCAAGCAGGGCCACACCGGCATCCGCATCAAGGACGCCGTCAAGTTCCTGGATGGCCTGTGCGACGGCGAAGTGACTGGCAATGGCGTGGCATACCTGGCTGGCTACAACAAGGAAGAAGCCGATCGCCGCGTGCTGTTCAGCAATGAATCCAAGCTCAACGCAGATGGCACAGCGGTGATTCTCGTCGGTGGAAAAATTGGCAAGAGCGACCGTTACGTGAAGCCGTTCCTTGCGGATTGCGTGTGATGAAGACGCTTTCACTCACTCAAGAGCGGCTCAAAGAGCTCTTGCACTATGACGCCGACACGGGCCGGTTTATTCGGGCGAAGGCGGTAAACAACCGCACCAAGGTCGGCCAGGCTGCAGGCCGCATAAACAGCGACGGTTACGTCGTCATCAGCGTTGACAACGTGACACACACGGCTCATCGCTTGGCGTTCCTCTGGATGACCGGAACATATCCATGTCACGCAGGGCCGGTCGACCACATCAATGGCATCCGTGACGACAACCGCTGGTCCAATCTCCGGCAAGTAACTGCACAGCAAAACCAGCACAACCGTCACCATGCAGATCGCTTTGCAGGCAGGACCAGCAAGCGGCTGGGCGTTTCTTTCAAAGACAAGGGCCGCAACCGCTGGGAGGCGAACATTCGTGTTGGCGGCAAGCTGATGTACCTCGGCCGATATGCCAGCGAAGATGAAGCCTCCAATGCTTACATGAAGGCCAAGGCTTTTTACCACCCAACTGCAGCACTGGCTGGGGGTGCGATATGAGCGGCCCGACCGTCCTGCTGTCTGGCAGCGCAAAAAACACCCAGCCCTTCAGGGTCTGCTCCAAGTGCGAGAAACCCCGGGAGCCGGCTGGCGGCATTCATATGTCTGAATCCAAGTGGCGCTGCGCTTCGTGCTGGCGCGGTTTCAATGCAACACGAAAGTGAACCATGAGCGACGCATCTATCCAACGCGAGCTGGAGCTTCTGGGGCAGAACTTCAACGAGATTTTGTCCTCGACGGCGGCGGTCAAGGGTGAGGCGTTTGCGAACGCCGTGGCCATCAACTTCGAGTGCGCGCAGCTTGTCGAGGCCATTGGCGGGCTGGTAATCATGGCCTGGAAGGTCGATGCCGAGCGCGCTA